ATGAAAGGAAAGCGCTTCAGGACCGGCGCGCCGAGGAATTGGCGCGACCGGTTCATCGCTGCATTGGGCGAAACGTCGAACATCAGCGCTGCGGCCGACGCGGCGGAGATCAGCCTCAGCTGGGTCTACAAGACGAGGCGCGAGGACCCGGAGTTCGCCCGGCGCTGGTTCGAGGCGCTGTGCGAGGGATACGACAATCTCGAAATGCAGCTGCTCGAACATCTCCGCCACGGCGAGACGAGCGAGGCGAAAGACGCGAAACGCAAATTCGACACGGCGGGCGCGCTGCGCTGCCTGACCGCGCATCGCGAGGCGGTGGCGCGCGAGAAGGGGCGCCGCACGCTGGCGGGCGAAGTCACCACGATCGCCGCGATCAACGCCAAGATCGACGCCCTGCGCGTCCAGAGAAAGGCAGGCGACAAGGCGATCGCCAAGGCACGGGCCGAGACTCGCAAGGCTGCGAAGGCACTGAAAACCGGAACGGACCGAACGGAGGATCGCGATGGCGCGAAATAGGCGCGAGCTGTCGCGCGGATCGTGGCTGCGGCGGATGGATGCGAACGGCGCGGCAAATCGCGAGACGCTTGCCGCCGAGCTTGCCCCGCACGAACTGGCTGCTCTGGGTAGCTATTACTGGGAAGGCTGGGCGCGCGACGAGCAATTGCCGCCGCAGGACCGGGCCAAGGATATCTGGCGCACCTGGCTGATCTGTGCCGGGCGCGGCTTCGGCAAGACCCGTGCGGGCGCCGAATGGATAAGGGATGTGGCGCGCAATGACGGCGCGGCGCGCATCGCGCTTGTCGGCGCGAGCCTCGCCGAGGTCCGCTCCGTTATGGTGGAGGGCGATAGCGGCGTATTGGCCGCCGCGCCCGGCGCTCTCGCCCCCGTCTTCGAGCCGAGCCTGAAACGGCTGACCTGGGAGAACGGGGCGCAGGCCTTCCTCTATTCGGCCGCCGAACCGGAAAGCCTGCGGGGCCCCCAGCACAGCCATGCCTGGTGCGACGAGATCGCCAAATGGGATAATGCGAGCGATCGGGCCATGACGAGCTGGAACAATCTCCAGCTCACCATGCGCCTCGGCACGACACCGCGCGTCCTCGCCACGACGACCCCGCGCAATGCGCCGCTGATGCGCCTGCTGCTCGCCGATGCGAAGCGCGGCAAGGTCGTGGTGGCGCGCGGAAAGACAGTCGACAATCGCGAGATCCTGCCCGCCGATTATTTCGCCAGCATGATCGAACAGTTTTCGCAAAGCGGCTTCGGGCGGCAGGAACTGGACGGCGAAATGGTCGAAGCCAGCGAAGGCGCCTTGTGGAACCGCGCGCTGATCGAGACCTGCCGCGAGAGCGCGCCGAGCGCCGCATCCACGCGCATCGTGATCGGCGTCGATCCGCCCGCCTCGGCCAAGGGCGATGCCTGCGGGATCATCGTCTGCGCGATGGGCGAAGACGCTATCGCCCGCGTGCTCGCCGACATGTCGGTGGAGCGCGCCAGCCCCGAACGCTGGGCCCGTGCGGTCGCCCGCGCCGCCGAATATTGCAGCGCCGATCGCGTGATCGCCGAAGCCAATCAGGGCGGCGCGATGGTCGAAAGCGTGTTGCGCGCGGCGGATGTCTCGCTGCCGATCACGCTGGTCCATGCGAGCCGTGGCAAGGCCGCCCGCGCCGAACCCGTCGCCGCGCTCTACGAACGGGGCCGCGTGCGCCATGTCGGCCTGTTCGCAAAACTGGAGGACCAGATGTGCGGGTTGCTGGCAGGCGGCGCCTACGAAGGCCCCGGCCGCTCCCCCGACCGCGCCGACGCGCTGGTCTGGGCGCTGACGGAACTGGTGCTGAAGAAGGGCGGCGGGGAGCCGCGGGTGCGGGGGTTGTGACATCCGCGCCGGACGACTTGGATTCCCGCCTTCGCGGGAATGACATAAGGGACCGACAAATAGTCGTCATTCCCGCGAAGGCGGGAATCCAGGAGCAACGCCGAGATGAAGCGCGAGATTTCACCGATGGTCTACATCATGGCCTCCGCGCGCAACGGCACACTCTATATCGGCGTCACATCGAACTTGATGCAGCGGGTCGCGCAGCATCGGACAGGGACGCTTCGCGGCTTCAGCGCAAAGTACCGCACGAAGACGCTAGTCTGGTTCGAACCGCACGCGACGATGGAGAATGCGATCATCCGCGAAAAGCGTCTCAAGAAATGGAACCGTGCGTGGAAACTCAGGCTGATCGAAGAAACCAACGCCGATTGGCGAGACCTTGCGGTCGATCTCGGTTTCGAACCCTTGCGCTGACTGGATCCCCGCCTTCGCGGGGATGACGATCCGACTTAATCCGCCCCAAATCGGGCGCGCGGCCCCGACCTAGATATCCGCCACCACGGAGACCCCCATGTCCTTCCTCACCACCCTCGTCTCCGCCTTCAAGGGCGGGGGCGATGTTCGCGTGCCTGTCGCGGGCAGCTTCGTCGCGCCCTGGAGCACAGTGTTCGACACCTCCCCCTCCCGGCCCGGCTTCGATTACCCCGCCGCCATCCGCGAGGCCTATCTCGCCAATCCGGTGGCGCAGCGCAGCGTCAGGATCGTGGCGGAAGGGATCGGCGGCGCGCCGCTCGTCTGCGACACGTCCGCGCTCGAACGCCTCGTCCACTGCGCCTGCGGGTCGCAGCCCTTGCTGGAGACGGTCGCCGCGCAGCTCTTGTTGCATGGCAATGCCTATCTCCAGGTGGTGAAGGATGCGGCGGGCGATCCGGTCGATCTCCATCCGTTGAGGCCCGAGCGGGTCGAGGTGGTGGCGGGCGCGGATGGCTGGCCCGCGCTCTATCGCTACCGCGTCGGCGAGCAGGCGATCGATCTCGCGCTGGCCGATGCGGACGGGTGGCCCGAAATCGTCCATTTGAAAGGCTTCCACCCTGCCGACGATCATTACGGCGCGGGCTGCCTCGCCGCCGCGCACGGTGCGGTCGCGGTGCATAATGCGGCGAGCGAATGGAACCGCGCGCTGCTGACGAACGCCGCACGGCCTTCGGGCGCGCTCGTCTACGACACCGGCGATGGGGCGGGCCTCACCGCCGACCAGTTCGAGCGGTTGAAAGGCGAACTCGCGCAGGCCTTTCAGGGCGCGGGCAATGCCGGGCGGCCGATGCTGCTCGAAGGGGGGCTCAGCTGGCAGAGCATGTCGCTGAGCCCGGCGGACATGGATTTCGCGGCCCTCAAGGCGGGCGCGGCGCGCGACATCGCGCTCGCCTTCGGGGTGCCGCCGATGCTGTTGGGCCTGCCCGGCGACAACACTTATTCCAATTACCGCGAGGCCAATCGCGCCCTGTGGCGCCTGACTTTGCTGCCGCTGGCGAAGCGCGTTCTCGACGGCCTCGTCCAGGGGCTGGAGCCGTGGTTCGGCAATGCGAGCCTGCGGGTCGATCTCGACCAGGTGCCCGCCCTTGCCGAGGACCGCGAGAAGATGTGGTCGCAAATCGGCGGGGCGGATTTCCTGTCGGACGACGAGAAACGCGAATTGCTGGGACTGGAGACACGCGCATGAGCCGCGAGGACATGATCGCGCGCCTGGTCGCGCAGGCAGCGGCGGAGGGCGGCGAGCTCGTCACTCTGCGCGCGCTGATCGAGGAAGCCAGCGAATTGGGCGCGGCCCGAGCGCTCGCCCGGCTGGGCCTCGGCGACGACAAGGCGTCGGGCGATATCGACGAATTGCGCGAGCTCCTGTCCGCCTGGCGCGATGCCAAGGCGAGCGCGTGGAAGGCGGCGGTCGACTGGCTGGTGCGCGGCGTCTTCGCGCTGCTGCTGGTGGGCATCGCGGTGAGGCTGGGCGTCGGGGAGATGGTGCGATGAACGCGCTGAGGATCGCCGGATACGCGGCGCTGTTCGGCGTGGCGGATGCGGGCCGCGACACCATCTTGCCTGGCGCGTTCCGCGAGACGCTGCGCGCGCGGCGCACGCCCTACCCGCTCTATTGGCAGCACCATCCCGAACAGCGCATCGGCTGGGTCGAGACTGCGGGTGAGGATGCGCGCGGCCTGCGCGTGATCGCGACGATCGACAATCCGATGGGCCGCGCGGGACGGATGCTGCGCGCCCACAAGGTCAGCGGGCTCAGCTTCGGCTACCGTGCCCGCGCCTTCCGTCACACGCCCGAGGGGCGCGAGCTTGCCGAGATCGACCTGTTCGAGGTGAGCGTGGTGACGCATCCGCTCCAGCACGGGGCGCGGGTGCATCTCTTGATTTAGGTTTGTTTTCCGCACGCCTTCGGCGCGCGAAATCCTCGCGCCTGACGGGTCCGAGCGGTTTTGATTTTTCCGCACGCCATCCGGCGCGCGATTTCCTCGCGCCTGGCGGCGCTGCGGACGGGCGGTCGCCCTTGCGGACCCTTTCGGGTCCGAGCTCCGCCACCACACCAACGGGTTCGGCCAGGAACGGGCGGCGACCAGCCGACCGCAAGCGCGACCGCGCGCCCGCAGGTGCCCGACCGAAGGGAGGATTAGCACCGAGGACGAACCGGCGGAGGCCGGTTCGAAACATAAAAATTCCCGATTTCCACACGAAAGGACCTTATATGGACTTCCCGACCACCACTCCCGACACGAGCCCCGCTCCCGCCCCCGACATCGCAGAAGTCAGCTTCGACATCGTCGCGCGGCAGGACCGGACCGAGGCCGAGGTGACCGCGCTCAGGACCGATGTCGAGGAGGTGAAGGCCCGCGTCGATCGCATCTCCCGCGCCGCCGCTCGCCCCGCCCTCGCCCCCTCGGGCCAGGAAACCGCCCCGGAAGTGAAGGGCTTCGTCGACGGTTATCTGCGCCGGGGCGCCGCGCATGAGATCAAGTCGATCAGCGGCGCCGTGCCGTCCGATGGCGGCTATGCCGTGCCGCGACAGATCGACGCCGCCATCGCCCGCGCCCTGACCGAGATCAGCCCGATCCGCGCGATCGCGCAGGTGGTCCAGACCGGCAGCGCGGGCTATCGCAAGCTCGTGACCACCGGCGGCACCGCCAGCGGCTGGGTCAGCGAGACCACCGCACGGCCCGGCACCGCCACGCCCGATTTCCACGAGATCGCCCCGCCGACCGGCGAACTCTATGCCAATCCGGCGGCCTCTCAGGCCATGGTCGACGATGTCGGCTTCGACCTCGAAGCATGGCTGGCGAGCGAGATCGCGGTGGAATTCGCCCGGGCCGAAGGCGCCGCCTTTGTCAACGGGAGCGGGAACAACCAGCCCGAAGGCTTCCTCACCGCCCCTGCCACCACGGCGGCGGACGGCGTGCGCAGCTTCGGATCGCTCCAATATATCGGGAGCGGCGATGCGGCGGGCCTCGGCGGGTCGCCCGAATTGCGCCTGATCGACCTCGTCCATACGCTGAAGGCGGGGCATCGCCAGGGTGCGAGCTTCGTGATGAATTCGGCGACGCTGGCCGAGGTGCGCAAGGTGAAGACGGCGGACGGCGCCTTCCTGTGGCAGCCCGGCCTCGTGGAAGGCCAGCCCGATCGCCTGCTCGGCTATCCGGTGATCGAGGCGGAGGACATGCCGGACGTGGCGGCGGGCGACTATCCGATCGCCTTCGGCAATTTCCGCCACGGCTATCTGATCGCGGAACGCAGCGCGACCCAGATCCTGCGCGATCCCTTCACCAACAAGCCCTTCGTCCACTTCTACGCCACCAAGCGCGTGGGCGGACAGGTGCTCGACGGTAACGCGATCAAGCTGTTGAAGATCGAGGCGTAATTTTTTCGCCTCAAGCGCCGGCGGCCGCGTCCGCGGCCTTGGCTATCCTCGCGCCTGACGGCGCTGCGGGCGCGCAGTCGCGCTTGCCTCGCCTTCGGCTCGGATAGTCTCCCCAGCCGCGCTTCCTTTGGGGGAGGAAGAACCCCTGTCCTCCCCCACCCTTCTCCCCTTTTTCAAGGACCCGCCCATGCCGACCCCTATCGTCGTGCCCGATCTGTCGGGCGCGCCGCTCGCTGCGCTGAAGGAGTGGCTCGCGATCGCGGGTCCGCGCGAGGATGCGCTGCTGCTGCGTCTGCTGGCGGCCGGATACGAGACCTGCCTCCGCTTCGTCTCGTTGGAAGAGCCACCCGCCGAATGGTCGCAGGACTGGAACGCGCTTCCGACCGCGCTCGCCGAGGGGATCGTGCGCTTCGCCGCCTGGCTCTATCGCGAGCGGGACGGCGCCGCCGACCGTCCGCCGCCCGCAGCGGTCGCGGCCCTGTGGCGCCCTTATCGCACGATGCGCCTGTGAGCGGGATTGTGTTCGACCGTCTCGCCGCGTCCCTGATGGCGCGCGCCGAACGCATCGCCCGCACCCGGCGCCGCGCCAGCCGAAGCGCCCCCAGAAGCGCCGTCAGAAACGCCGATCGCTGGCGTTCCGCGCCGTATCTCTGGCCCCTGTTCGCGAATTGAGAGCCGTACCATGGAAGCCCTGTTCCGCACTCACCTGATCGCCTGGCTGCGCGCCGATCCTGCCCTCGCATCCCGGCTCAACGCCATCGAGGAGGAAAGCCCCGCCGCCTCGAGTCCGCCCTGGCTCGGCATAGCGGCGAGCGCGGCCGCCGATTGGAGCGGCAAGACCTTTGCCGGCCGCGAGGTTCGCGTGGCGCTCGAACTGGTCGATCGCAACGACGACGGGGCGACGACTGCCGAGACGGTGGCGCTGATCGAACGCCGTATCGCGACGATGGCGCCGGTCCAGCAAGGCTATCGCCTGGTCGCAACCCAGTTCCTCAGAAGCCGCGCCGAACGGCGAGCAAAGGGATTGAGAGCTGTGCTGATCGAGTACCGGTTTCGATTACTTGGAGAGTTTTAGTGTTTCGAACCCGCCTCCGCGGGTTCGTCCTCGGTGCTGTTCTTCCCTTCGGTCGGGCACCTGCGGTGCGCGCGCGTGCGCTTGCAGTCGGCTGGTCGCCGACCGGTCCATTCCCGGCCTTGAGGCCTGGCGGCGGAGCACGGGCCGCAGGCCTGCAAGGGCGACCGCCCGCCCGCAGCGCCGTCAGGCGCGAGGACATCGCACGCCGGATGGCGTGCGGAAATCAAGAAAAGGAGATCTACTCATGACCGTCCAGAAAGGCGCCGCCTTCCTTCTCAAGATCGGCGATGGCGCCCCCACGCCCGCCTACGAAACCGTCGCGGGGCTGCGCACCACGCAGATGAGTGTCAACGGCGACACCGTGGTCGTCACGCATAAGGGTTCGGGCGGATGGCGCGAGCTGTTGTCTGGCGCGGGCACGCGCTCGGTCTCGGTTTCGGCGAGCGGGATCTTCCTCGGCTCGGACGCCGAAGCGCGGGTCCGTACTCATGCCCTCGCAGGAACGCTCGACCAGTACGAGCTGAGCTTCGAGGACGGGGCGAAGATGCGCGGGCAATTCCTCGTCCAGCGGCTCGATTATTCGGGCGATTTCAACGGCGAGCGGACCTATGCGATGCAGCTGGAAAGCAGCGGTGCGGTGGTGCCGTCGTGACCCGCGCTCAAGCAGCCAAAGGCGGTAGCGCAGAAGGGACTCCCCGCGCTCAAGCAGCCGAAGGCGGTAGCGCGGAAGAGACTCCCCGCGCTCAAGCAGCCGAAGGCGGTAGCGCGGAAGAGACTCCCCGCGCTCAAGCAGCCGAAGGCGGTAGCGCGAACAAATTACGCGGCGAAGCTTCGATACTCGTCGCCGGTCGTGCCTGCCTGTTGCGCCCGAGTTTCGACGCGCTGGTGCGGGCGGAGGAAGAATTGGGGCCGCTGTTCGCGCTGGTCGAGCGGGCAGGCGAGGGCCAACTCAAGCTCGCAGAGATCGCGGCTTTGTTCTGGCACTGCCTTGTTGATCGCGCCGTCCCGCGCGAACAGGTGGGCGAGGCGGTGATGGCGCTGGGCCTTGCCCGCTGCACCGCGCCGCTGCGCATACTTCTGAGCCAGATCCTGAAGGGCACCGGGTGACGCGCTTTTCCGATACGGCGCTGCGCCTGTCGGGCCTCGCCGCGCGGGCGCTGGGGTGGACGCCGCCGGTGTTCTGGGCGGCGACGCCGGCGGAACTCGCCGCCTGTATCGGCCATGAAGCTGCTCCTGCCGAACCGCCCGACCGCGCCGAGATCGCGGCCATGATCGAAAGGGATCGCCATGGATGATGAATTGGACCCGCTATTGGTTGAAATTCGCGCCGACACCGCCGGTTTCGCTGCCGACGTCGCGCGGATGCGGGCGAGCTTCGACGGACAATTGCTCGATGGCTTCGCGCGCGCGGGCGACGTGCTCGAACGCGGATTGCTGTCCGCGATCCGCAAGGGCAGCCTCGGCTTCGAGGACCTGAAGCGCGTGGCGCTCGGCGCGCTCGACCAGATCGCAGGGCAGGCGCTTCAGCTGGGGCTGGATCGCGTGCTGGGCGGTGGGGGGAAATCGGGAGGAGGTATCGGCGGCGTGCTCGCGGGCCTGCTCGCCGGGCTGACCGGCCTCCCCGGCCGCGCGACCGGCGGTCTCGTTTCGCCCGAACGGCCCTATCTGGTGGGCGAAAGGGGCCCGGAACTCTTCGTGCCCGCCAGCGCGGGCCGGGTCGAACCGAACCGCGAGGGCGCCTCGCGCGGTCGTGACGTGCGCGTGAACATCGCCCTCCCCACCGCCCGCGGAACCGAAAGCCCGGTCGCGCTCAGACGTTCGGCAAGGCAGATCGCAAGCGCCGTAAGACGAGCGGTGATGGAATAAGAAGAACCAAAAAAGCGTGGCAGGATCGGTCGGCGACCAGCCGACCGCAAGGGCACGCGCCCGCCCCGCAGGTGCCCTGAGCGAAGCGAAGGAACAGCGCCGAGGACGAACCGGCGGAGGCCGGTTCGCAATGAAAGGACTCAAAAAATCATGCCCTTCTGGCTCGCCCGTCGTCGCGATGGGCAGGACGAGGACGCGATCCAGCGGTTCGATCCCCGCTTCTGGACCGTCAATTTCCCCCGCCCCATGATGGCAAGCGTCGTCACCACCGCGCCCGACGCCCTGCGCGTCGAGTGCGAGTTCTACCACGAGGGCGAGATCGCGGGGTTGATCTGGGCAAGCGAGGATGTGCTCGACCATCCGCTGCTGCGCTATGCGACCGACCGCGATTATTCGCGCACCGTGCTGACCTTTCGCTGGCGGTCCGCCGGGATCGTGCCGCTCGACCAGCCGAACGGGCCGACGCTGACGATCGAAGGCCGCGATGCGAGCGGCGCGGCGCGGGTCTGGTATGTGCGGCTGTGGAATTACGCGGTCGGCACGCCCGAGGACGCGGTAGTCACTCTGCGCTTCTCGGACCTCCAATCGGGCTACGTCCTGCCCGGCGAACTCGTCCATCCCGCCGATATCGATCGGATGTTCGTCAGCCTCGTGCCCGCATCCTACGTGCCTGACAGCACACAGGCTCTCCTCGCGCGCAGCGAAGCCTGGGCCGAGATGAGCGACATCGCCTGCCATGGCGAGCGCGCGATGCTGACGATCGGCGACGTCATGCTCCCCGCCCATGGCGAGGGCATCGCCACCGCCTATGACGACAGCTTCAACCAGACGCCCACGCGCCTGCTGCGCACGATCGAGGCGCTCGGCTATCGCGACCGGATCGTCCATTATGTCGGGATGAGCCATTATTTTCGGCTCGAACCGGCGGGCGGCGGCCATTACGTCAGCCTGGCGGGCGGCGTGCTGTCGCGCGTATGCGAGGCGTGGCACCGCGCCTTCGCCGCAGAAGCCATGGCGCGCGGTTTCACCGTGATCTGGTCGCTGTCCTACGAACTGTTCGACGCGCATTGCTGGAACGACTGGAAACAGCGCGCCCATGACGGAACGCCCGCGCTGACCGGGTGGGTGCCGCCATCGACTCTGCTGTCGCCCGCGCATGACGGGGCGATGGGCTATCTGCGCCAGGTCGCCTCGGCCTTCGTGCGGATCGCTTTGGATGCCGAAATGCCGGTCGAGTTCCAGATCGGCGAGCCGTGGTGGTGGGTCCAGCCGCAGGGGCGCAAACCCTGTTTCTACGATGCTGCGGCTGAGGCGATCTTGCCGGACGCGGCGCCGATCCTGGACATGCGTCAGCCTATGGATGCGGACCAGCTCGCCCGGCTCGACGCGGCGGGCGCGCTGCTGGCGCAATCGACGGCGGCGCTGGCCCAGACGGTCCGCGATGCGACACTGAATGCCGGCGGGGGCGAGGCGGAAATCCTGCTGCTCGCTTTCACGCCGACAATTCTCGATCCCGAAATGCCCGAATTGAAGCGCGTGAACCTTCCCGTCGGCTGGGCCTTTCCCGCTTTCGACCGGCTTCAGGTCGAAGATTACGACTGGCTGATCGCGGATGCCACCACCAGGCGGCGCAATGCCTATGATCTGGTCGATGCTCGGCTCGGCTACCCGGCCGACCGGCAGGACTATCTCGCTGGCTTCGTGCTGTCTGCGCCGGATGCCGAAACGCTGTGGCCACGGATCGACGAGGCGCTGGACGAGGCAGCGGAGCGGGGCGTGAACCAACGCTTCGTCTGGGCGCTGCCGCAGGTCGCGCGCGACGGATACACGCGGCTCGCGCCATCGAAAGAGGACCATATGCAAGGCTTCGATGACATTTCCTATCCACTCGCACTGGGGCGCGATGCCAGTGCCAGTCCCGAATTCTCCACCTCGGTGCTGGTCACCGCCTCGAGCCACGAACGGCGCACCGCACACTGGGCGGATGCGCGGCTGCACTTCGATGTCGGCCCCGGCATTCGTTCGGAAGCCGAGCTGGCCACCCTGCTCGCCTTCTTCCGCGCCCGTCACGGCCCGGCGCGCGGCTTTCGCCTGGCAGATCCGTTCGACCATTCGTCGAACGGCGCAACCGGATCGCCCGGTGCGCAGGACCAGCTGATTGGCACAGGCGACGGGGAGCGCACGCGCTTTGCGCTCGTCAAACGATATGGAGACGGGGAAGAGCCGCAGGTCCGGCGGATCACCCGG